GAATGTAATCAATGGCCTGCACCTCCCCCACGTTGTAGTGGGCTGGACTCTCCACCGGATCGGGCTCAGTCACACTCGGCACCTCCTTCGGATACGGCCGGTTGTCGTAGTAGCGTTGCTTGTCGGTCAATGCGTCCCACTCGCTCTCAGTGGCTTCATTTATGCTCAATGGATTCGCTCCTCTGCTTGGTTGATAACAATGTGGCCCTCGTCGCACAGCCGGTTCCATACCTCAATGAACTTCTCGCAACTGATGCCGTGGGCGTCGCATAGATCCCTGATTAGGGATATGTCTACCTCCTCAACAGCCCACACCTCGTTTATGAGGGACCACAGCTCGCTGACCTTCTGATCGTTGCGCCAGTCCATCAGGCTGCCACCGCGTACTGGTAGGCAGTAGAGACGGCTTTGCCCAGCTCCTCGTTAGTCAGAACACGGAACTCCGTGTACCCGTCGATGGAGCTGTCCAGCTCTGGGTCAGTGCCCAGCTTCAGAAGCTCTGCCTCTACGGCACGGGCGTCAGCCACCTTGAGCATGAACACGATGCGCGGGTCCATGTTGTTGTTGCGGCGGCAAATTCCTATCCGACTTTCACCCAGTTGCTCGCTAGTAATGCCAACTTTGTGGAGGTTCGTCTCAGCATCTCGCCACATGTAAACCACATTGTTTTTGGTGGCTCCGAATCCGAGGAACATATGACTGGCGCATTCATCCATCCAGCCATTACGAAGCGCGATAGAGTGCGATGAGATGTTGCCCCTCGCCCAGTCGGCTTTTGTCTCGTACTTTTCGGCCTCTTCAATGCACCGCTCAAGAGTCCAATAGCCGTTAGGTTTATATGAGGGCTCCATGTGGGCTTGGCACTTATCCAGCCAGCCATTTCTCTGAGCCGAGCTATACGCCCCCCCAGACTGTCTCGACCATTCGGCTGGGCTTTTAAATCTAGCGGCGTCCTCCAGACATTTATCTAAAGTCCAAACAAGGTGCGCAGCGCGTTTTGATTCGGCAGTAGAGAGCATGTGCTTACTGCACTGATCAAGCCACCCTTTACGCCTTGCCGCGTCATAACCGCCGCCATCAGAATTACGCCAGCCCGCCTTTGTTCCATGCTTGCTGGCGTCCTCCATGCACCGCTCAAGAGTCCAATAGCCGTTAGGCTTTCTTTTAGCCATATTTCCTCTCCAAATAATTCAGCGACACCGGCATCTCATCAAAAGCGCCGGTGCCGTCACATTCATTAAGAACCCACACGCCAGCCCAAGACGTAGAGGTGCCCTCGCTCGCTGCGAGATAGGTTTCCTCATGCTTGTAGCAAATGCCCGCGAACAGGCCGGTAATGCGTGTTCCGTCTGCACGCTTGGCATAGGCAATCTGCCTGTCCTGTACGTGCCCCATGACCGTGCTCATGTGCTTCTTGTTGAGCATTGCCTGAGCGGATGACACCGGCCTCCCCATAATCCCGCTCGTAAAGTAGTGCTGGAAGCAAATGCCCTCGATGGTCACCGGCTCCAAGAAGCCGTGAACATTGAAACCGTGCTCCTTGAGGTTGAAGTCGTCGAACGACATCAGGTCCTCCAGCTCGGCGCTGTCCTCCACTGCCCGCGTGATGCGGTTTTCGTGGTTGCCGATGGTGAAATGGAGGTTTTCTAAGATGTCCCACTTCTTGCGCTTGCCCTTCTTGCGTCGGGCAACCTCGGCGTGTATCGGCGCCATGAGTCTGTCGAGGGCGGCATTACCGGCCTCAATATCTTTAACGTACCTCCGTCCCTCAAAGCTCTTCTTCCCTTTGTCGTATGAGGACAGGCTGGGTAGGTCCCAGTGATCCCCCAGATGGATCAAGCCATCGACCTCAAGGTCACAGGCATACCTGCCGATGTGCTCTAGGTGGTCGGTGTCCACTTCGGGCTTAACTTGGGTGTCAGGCACGATCAATAATCTTCGGCCCTTCGTCGTACCTCCTGACTTTGATGGCTTCACTTTTACCCTCCTTGGCTTGTTGTTCTCTGATGCTGTCGATTCGCTTTCGCTCGGCAAGGTAGAACTTACTGATGGCCTGCCAATTTGCTCTGGCCCACTTGGCTCTGTGCTTGCACTCCGACCTTTGAATATATTTCTCCAGCTCATCTTCACCTCCAATGTGCTCAGTGAATAACCTCGTGTGCTCAATCGGATTGGCCTCCATTAGCCCGTGGCATGTCGCGCAAAGCGAGAGGGCATAGTCATACCTGACTGCCCAGTTGCCTCGCCCGATAAAGTGCGAGCATTGGATTCCCTGCTTATTTCTCTCTGAATAGTCCTTGTCGCACCTGACGCATTTCCAATTAGCAGCCGCCCTTATGCAGTAGCTAAAATGTGCGTCTGCCTGATTTCGAGAGATGGACTTCCGAAAGCTCAATGAACCAGCCTTAGATGCGGCTTGTTGTCCGGCGAGAACTCCGGCTCAAGCTCTAGCGGGTGGACCCACAGGATCTTCGCGCCCTCCGTCACCTCGTTGATGTAGTCAACCGCCTGCTGCTCTGTGTAGCCCTCGGTCAGTAGCTGGTCCACGATCATGCCGCTGGAGTAGCAGGGCACTGGCGCCCCGTCCTGCTCGTACACGGCACCCAGCAGTGCGTGGTGAAATTCATCCCCTAGCATCTCAATCTCCTCGTAGTCGTCGTCCATGATTCATTCCTCCGTAGCTTTCGGCTTGGTCATGTAACAGCCGTCACCGAGAAAGTCCTGACCGGAAAAAAAGTCGTAATCTCCATGCCTTGACCACGGCGTCCAATCCATGCCTCGCCGCCTTGCCCAGCCCATATGGACAGGACAAAAGATCACGCGGGGCACCTTTTCGATGACCCCGCCCTTGGCTAAGTACTCCTTGGTCTGCGCGGCAATCCTTCGCCGCATGATTTCCTTGATCACTTGTTACCTCCTAGAGCAACCGCCGTCTTGTAGTGGTCGCGCACCATCCCGCGAAGGTGCTCGGGTACGTGCGTCTCCATAAATGACTTCTGGCGGTCTGGCTCGCCCTGCATTTCCAGCAGGGCTAGTGCGTAGTGGCGGGGCGGGTGGTCTGCCGCCCACCATGACTTGTTGCTCACAGCTCGCACGCATTGCCGGTGCAAGCCAGCGTCTGCGCCCCCACGGTTACGTCCTCGCTCTCGACCAGCTTCGACCAGTCGATAGGAAGCTCTCGCGTGATGTCGGGCAGGACGATGCTGTCGTCTGGCACCAGTGCCGTGCCGTCCCATATCAGCTTCCTCTGCTCAACCACCCCGGCCTCGAACTGCTCCTTGGTGATCTGCTGGTACGGTGCCTGCTGGTACGTGCCACCGTCGTAGGGCAACAGACTGATGCCGCTCAAGCTGTCGAAGTTGTCCCACATCCAAGCGGCGACGTGCATAAACTCATCAGGCGTGTAGTACACCGTGATGCTTGGCTTGTGCTCGCACCACTCGTCCTGATAAATCTTCCACAGACGCAACTGCTCCATCGCGCCAACGTCCTCGACGCAGACGGCGCCCTCCGGTGCCTTCTGGAAGAAGTGGAACACCGTGGTGTTGCCCTCCTTACCGATGGCTGGCTCGTTGTACGAGTAAGGCCGCAAGAAGTCCGTGATCGGGTCCTTGTCGTCCTGTCGCACAGTCCGCACGTAGTACGGGCTGAACCTCGGGTGGATGCCGCTGGCCGTGTCGCAGAGCTGGCTGACCGTGCCGCTTGGCTTGACGCAGGTAATGGCAGCGGACTGCTCAATGCCCAACCGCCGCGCCCACTTCTTATTCACCTCGATGGCGTGGTCACGTAACTCGTTGAGCCACTTGGTCAGCTTCTCGTCGCCCTCAAGTCCGGCCATGACCTTGTGGTCCATGATCCCGGTCAGGCTGACGCCCAGAAGCCGCTCCTCGGTGTTCTTCTTCCAGATGCTGCGGACATACCTAAAGTCATTTAAGGTGGCCTGCAGCGTGCCGAAGATGGTGGCCGTCTCTACCTTCTTCTTTAGAGTCGCAAGGCTGTCGCCCTCCCTGATGATGACCTCGGACAGATTGCAAACGCCTGCGCTGCGAAGAATTATCTCGCTGCACGGATTCGTACCGAAGTCGTGATTAGGGTCACGCCGTCCGTTCCGAGCCGCGATCTTCTTGGCCGCCTCCCTTGAGAAAAACCCACGCTCACCACTGAAGCTGGTGTACAGGCTTTGCACCTCTTTGAGGAACAGCGGAAACTCTGGCTTGTGGTTGTAGCAGGCACTGTTGTTAGCCAGCGCCCTGTGCGGGTGCGTCTCAAACCATCGACCGGACTTGGCCTCACGCATGTAGTCGTCTACCGGCGTGCTGAGTGAGATGAGCGCCGAGCGCCTAACACCCCCGACCACTACAATGTCGCCCACCTTACAAGCTAGGTCATGAGCTTCTATGCTGGTGAGTCGCCGCCCTGCCGCGTTGGTGAACATGCCCGTGGCGAAGACGAACAGATCAACCAGCGGTTGCGGTCCTGATGCTCTGCCGCCGAAGGTCTTGAGCCGCGCACCAGCGGGCCTGACTGCTGATACGTCCCACTGCGGAACCTCTCCCTGCCAGAGCATGGCGAGCAATTGCTTGAACGCCTTGGCCCAACCTATTTTTGAGTCATGCACCTTGATGACGGTGTCAGTAGGGTGGAAGTCCTCCGCAATCTCTGGGAGCTTGCTGACAAACTTGTCCTCGCATGAGAAGCCGACCCCGGTACCGCAGCAAAGGATGTACAGCATCTCGTCGAAGGCGCGAGGGTGGTCAAGCGCAACGTATGAGCAGTTATAGCTAGCCATCTGGTGCTGCTCTAACGCAGGTCCCGCTGACCACATGGCCCTCATGCTCGGAACCGAACGCATGCTGACGATGTCCTTGTACAGCTCATCTGCCTCGCTCTGCTTTAGCTGATCACGCCCGACCCAGAAGTCCACGTACCTGCGGCACGTCTCCTCCCACGTCTCTCTGCGCCCCTCGTCGTCCAGCCACCGGGCATAGCGTGTGGCGTGGATCAGTCGCTGGTAGTCATTAGGCTTCAAGATCAAGGCCTCCTAAGTAGTGCACCAACTCTCGGCGGACGCCGCCGTATGCGACCAATACGGTCAGGGTCATAATGATTACTGATTCCATGTTTTCTCCTCAGTTATTGATTGCTAGCTTCAAGCGTGTTGATTCGGACCAAGAGCTCGCGCTCGTCGATCACATCCACGAAAGGTATTCCGTCCCAGTTTTCGGGATCGTTTGCTCTGTCTCTTGCGAAGTCGCGGGCGTCCTCCTCGTCGGAAAAGTATCTGCTGACCCCTCCGAGGCTGACGCGCCAGTATTGCTTTCGTCTGACTGGCATTTCTTGCCCTCCCTTTTCATCTTCCAGCCGTCCTCTGCACCGATGTCTATAGGTCGGTACATCCGCTGCGCGTTGTTGCACAGGGCTCGGCACTTGTCGTGTTTATAGAGATGCACCACGCCCTCGTATGGGGCGTAACGCTGTTTGGCTACGATGAACTTGGTGTCACCGTAGCTGTCGTCTACCTCTTCGCC